GGGCCACTTATCATCGCCACCGGCGCACGAGCATGCTCGTGCGTCGGCTCGTGTACAGACTGACCGAGAACGGATTCTCGCCCTCGAAAGAAGGACGATGGTCCACACTCCACTCGTCCACGAGTCGCGCGTTTTGGTCGTTAGCCTTTTCGGCAAAATACCGAAGAAGCATCGACCACCCGCCGATTCGTTTATTAATGGACGGAGACTTAACGTCCCACACATAAAACTCGCGCTTTTGCAAGCGTTTGTTCGTGCGGGCACGCGTAGGTCTCGAGTGTTCGGGTACTGACTCAAGACTAGGACATGCGAGATGCATGTCTTTGCTAGGTATCGGCCCATAAATGGACAGAAGCCTATCTACAATCAAGTTGTAGACTGAGTAGTAGCGCCTATTCCAGAAGGAATTCGCATAAGCGATCCAACTGGTATAGACGTCAGGCGAACGGTGAGACGACCAGACTGTCCGAAGACGGACAGGAGTGACATCATTGCCTTTGAAGGCATCCATGCCACACGACTCTCTAAAGAGTCCACTGATGCAGCTCTTATCGCGGTTTACCTTTAAACCAAACGATTCGAGTTGTTCGATCGCGTTCACGGCAAAAGCCGTCGGAACGATCACGTCATCACCGTACACATACACACGCTCTCGCGTGTGTGCGTCAGGAGCACTGGCAGCAAGGATAGCCCAAGTTGTAAGCGCTAATATAGGAAAGCATAAACTGCTTCCCATAGGCGCAAACTTCTTGAGCTTGATTACCTTGCCGGATGGTAACTCCGTAGAGACAGACCTACACGCCTCCAGATACCTATATAGGTATTCTGGAAACAGCAGGCGAACTAGATCAAGGCTGACGCGATCAGAGGCCTCATTGAGGTCTAAGGTAGCGTACTTACCCGTAGCACTGCCCGCGAGGGCGGCATTACGGTTGGGTTCTTGATCTGTAAAACGGACATTCTCCTTTGTCAGGGGATGCCGCTCTACTAACTGAACGATGGCCCGCCCGAGACCTTGCTGAATCCATTGAAAATCAACGGGTTCGCAAGATATAAGACGAGGCCCGCGAGAATCCTTAGGCACGAGTAAAACCCGTGCAGAGAGATCCTCCGAACCAACGGCGTTAAACGCCGAAAGGTCATCACAAACATGTCCTAAAGATGCATAAAAATATGCGTCAGCAGGATATAGGTCCGTGATGCGACTGCTGATATTAGACCAGACATATTTGGACCAAAGCTGTTGCCGGGTGGCAACAGACCCAGGTCCGTGTCGGGGATAGATATCAGTAGGGTCGAAGAAGGCAAAGAGTCTTTGCAAAAGACGCCTAGCCTTGCGCACGACATCAAGTTGACTTGGCGGACTATTCCGCTTACTCAATCTTGCACCGTGTAACTCAGCAAACAACTCAAGAAACTTGAGGTTTACAGAGCTCGCTGTTAATTCGTCTTCAGTTCTTTCGAACTTGTCGACGACCAGTTGTTCCTGTGCCTCCGTGTAGGGGAGCTTGTACTTGTAAAACAAGTACAGTAACTCCCGCAACACCTTGACGCAGTTTGCACATGAATCAGGACGGACAGTCCCGTCTGGTTGAAGTACTCTGCTAAAAAACTCTCCCATAAAGATGGGGAGTTTAGTACCGGGGATGGGTTTAAAGCCATACTCGATACAGTTTAGCGGTGCAACTTCCGCAAGTGCCTTGTCAAGGCCCTTGCCCAGCCGGGGCATGGTTTTCGCAAGAAAACCAAATCCCTCCTGCCGTGCACGTCTACTTAACTTATTTAAGGTTAAGCGATATGCACGATTGTTGAACACAACTCCATGCGACGTGTGAACGTCGTGGAGCAGTGCAGCGATGATTTTAATACTATCATCTAGGCTCTTGTCAGGATCCATAAGGTATCCTTCCTAGAGCATGCATACACTCCACGATTCATACGAATTCGTGTCGGGATCTATAACAGTTATGAATAAACTATTAAAGAAGTCGGTCCTCAGGACCATACCAAACGGAGCAACGATAAAGACACCATTGGTGCCAATCGTCGTAGCTCTGAGGTATAATCCGGAGAGACCTTCTCAGGCCCCTTGGGGGAATCTCCAAGACCTAGTAACGGACGAGAACTTCGACCACGGATCGTTGATCTATCGAAATGTGAGACTTATGGTCCCACCTCGATTAGTCTTCGGTACCGAGTACGAATGGTTCCCGTCCGGCTGGGTCACAGAGAACGACCCCAATTGACCTATCTACTGATGACGCTAGTCTTGGGACTGTTGGTTACAGAACCAACGTCTTGGATTAGCGGAGCATTAGTAGATTCGCCGAAACGAACAGTGACTGACTTAATTGGAACCCAACCCGTGCAACTCAAAAAGAGGAACACAGGGAGGAAACCAACCAGAGCCAGCCACCGAGAACCGCTCTTCATAACGGGTGATTAAAGACCACCCGCAAGAAGAACGGCGGACCCGTTGCCAGTTCCGTCAAACAGAACAGTTGTTCCAGCTCCAGTTGTGGAGAGGAACGAGTTCAAGTTGGCGAGAACGTTGGCGAGCTCCGTATTCGCAGTCAACGCGCCAACAGGCGCGTCGAGAACTGCGTAAGCGGAGATGGTGACCGGAGTGACGTTGTCGACCGTCGAAACGACAGTCTTGTCGAATCGAACGACCGAACGACGCCGCTTACGGATACCACTCCCCGTCTCCTGATGCGCAATGCTCAGGCGATGAGGAGCAGACGGTGATTCAGTCAAAAGACTGAATTCCGTCTGTCGGGGACCGGTTGACAGGCGACCGAACTCTTGTTCGGTGCCTGCCGCGTTCTTGATTTCGTTCGTGTTAAGTGTATTACTTAGCATGCTTTTGTGTTGATGTGAAGTTCTAACAACTGCCAACAAAATTGGCAAATGTCAGAATCTTTTGTGAGGTCTACGCTGCGTAATTACAAGCGCGGCCCCTAGACTGAACTCCGAAGAGCTCAACCCGCTCGATATAATCGAGCTACTGCTCGGCATGCCGACAAACCTGCGATAAGCAGATTCGTCGACAACGGGCAGTGGACTCTCGAGGTTCCTATAAGGCGCCAAAGGACCCGATAGATCGTATCCAAGTTCTTTAGATACGAATATCCGGCGATGGCGCTTCACAGACCACAAGAATCGGCGTATGTTTATCGTCGGTTTCATGTTCTGAACTTTGAATTGACCAAGCCATCGGCTGACGCCGAAGACCCAGTCAACAACAAAGGACCATGGTATCGCCATCCAGATGATCTGGGGGTTAAGGTTAACACCCCAGGCATCTAAGAGGGCGAGTAATCCTGCATGCAGGATCTGGTACTGAGTATAATTATAATTATACTCAATCTGAGCATGAAACACGGTCGGTTGGTAGATCACCTGACGGCTATATCGACAACTGCCCTC